TTCAAACTTACACAATAGTGGTTTAATATAATCAGTAGAAGAACGTATAATACCACAAATATCAGGGCCAACCGCAGGTGTACTAAAACCCTGCATCCCCAAAGACCAATTGTGCCAAGATCTCACTACCGGTGGGCCCATGGGAGCGGGTCCATGCGTTCGTACAACACCTGTGTGTTGGGTTACACTCGAGGACAAATGTGATATAATAACTTCAGACTTATTAGAAACTGCGCCCTTACATGATGCTAAAACCTCTACTATACCATCCTCCGGTATAAAGTTGGTAGAACACCGAGGAGCAATGGGTTCATTAGTAGTGAAAGGCTCACCACCAAGATGTCGCTCGTATATAACCGTGGGAATATCAGAGGAGTTTCCAGGAAAAATCAAACCAGGAACATCAAAAAATTTCATTGATCTCTCTATGTCTTTCCTCAATAAAGTCCCACTTGCACCATATCTTGTATCAGTTATCCCTCCAAGATGGAAACCCACTATACTAGCGGGTTTAGTTTCACCAACAAAAACACCCATACACAGACCACGGAAAGTATTGAAATTCTGAAACTCATACTCAGCACCTTGAAAACTAGCAACGTCTGTGGTCACTGTCCCAAAAGACATCCTAACCCTATCTGTTAGTAAATCACCATCACTTCCCCTATATGTAAATGAGCTTACAATTTCCCCTGTCAAGTGCTCATTTGGGAAATAATCGGTGAAGTCCACTTTATCGCATCCACCGGGGGCGTACAATATAGCCAAATCTGAATTTGGAACTCGATAGACCAAATCAGCTGTGGTCCGAACCTTATAACTGTGTGAGTTACCCTTATACTTAACACGAGGAAAAATCTCCAACTCCATCTCTGGACTTATGAAATGATTGGGTACTACCAACAAATGTGTACGAAGGTAAAAGCCCCCCGTGACTTTAGTCCCACTTTTAATAAAAACACAATTCTTCGGAATCTTACCGTTCAAATCGCGCCAAGCCGTTGTCTTTGCCCGAATCGCAGGTGAAACTAATTTTACCTTCGGTAATTGAGGGTACCAAGGATTAGGCTCTTGCCTTCTCGTCACATACTCATCACTGTTTTCAGGATTCAAAGCAGATTGACCTGTTAAAACTGCGCCACTAAATGATCTATAAAATTTAATAAAACTAACAAGTATCTTACCAAGTGCCCTGGTCATCAAGTAAGTGGTCCCAACTCCAACCACACAAACAAACAGAGGGTTACTAGCTATACGAACTGCAGAAGTGCGGACACGAAACCATCTTTCCCGTGAGTGCCAATACAACAAGTACAACCTGTATAGCATAACAAGATGCAATGCTAAATTGCCACCAGTCGTAATCACCAAAAAGCCGATCCAAAAGGGTCTTAATATGAAAGCGATAATCCAGCCTACACTGCCAATAAAAATCTGTTGCCAATG